GAACGGTTTCGGTCTGAAATTTTGGAAATACAAACTTTCAGCAATGTTCGCGTACGCGTTGGATCAACCCTTACCGGAGTTCCCCTCGGAACTCTCCGGTAAGTGCACGACGGGCCCCCACGTTGTTGGTGGTACCCCTCATAACTTTATTATGTCGCTTCGACGCGATGTAACGAGTAAGGACGTGAATCTACGTCGTCGTGCTTGGTCTGCATTTAATTCCATTTTGATGCTGAAGAAAGGTCTACCAAGACCCTCGGCTGCCGATTGTCGTAAAGCCGCTGTTAAGGCTTATGAAACAATGACAACTGAAGTTCAGCGTCGTGATGGGGATGCAGAGGTCATCCAAGGAGTCGCTCGAAGAGTCGAACTCGTGATTCAAAATTTATTCGGTAATCGAAATTGGTCCTCGTTTTGGAGCGACATTCAATTAGATTGGCCGTCCGTGAAATCTCACTTCGGTAGCACCCGTAAGGAACGTGGTGCACTCGGTGAACTCCTGCGGGAGCACTGTACCGAAATCCCCACTGTTGAATATGTGGAGGATCTGGAAGACGATTTGATCGTTCCGGGTGACATTAAGTATCGGATAAAAATCTCTGAGAAAACGGTCCGCCAGTTGAAGGCGGCTCAAATTGAGTTGGTTGATCGCGCAATGCGCGAGGAGCCGGTTTGCAAGCCTCAGGCGCTTCCGGAGCCACTCAAAATCCGTATCGTAACGACGGGACCCATATTAACTTATTTGGTCCTTCGCCCCGTTCAGGAGATGATGAGCAACGTTTTGAAGAACGATGCCCGTTTCCTCTATGGTTGCGACATTACAGGTAAACTCGTGGCGGACCGCCTCGGGTGGCTGGCGTATGGGAACAAATGGTGTTCCGGCGATTACCAGGCCGCGACGGACAACATTTCAATGGAGTTGTCTGAACGTGCCGTTCTCGCCGTGGCTCGTGCCACGCATATGCCAGACGATTATGTCGACCTTTTAATGCGTTCTTTAACCCAACACATCTACACTTGTGATGATTTCGGTAATCCGGGTCACCTTCTGCAGAAGAAACCGCAAATGCGCGGTCAGTTGATGGGTTCACCAACCAGTTTTCCGATTTTATGCCTCATTAATGCGGCTTTAATTTGGGAGTCTGTATTCCCCACGGTTGAATGGAAGGATTTGCAGATGTTGGTTAATGGTGATGACTGCCTCTTCCAATGCGATAAGGCGGGTTACGATCGGTGGGCGTCGATGGCTGAATCCATTGGGTTGAAATTGTCAGTCGGGAAGACATATTGGGATGATCGATTTGTGGTAATGAATTCCACGATGTACGATGTAACGGTTGAATATCCGGACGGGTACATGAAAATCGATTTCCTCAATATGGGTCTGCTTCTTGGTATGAAGAGATCCGGCGACCGCGAGGTTGCCTTTGTTTCCGATGACGCGAGTCAATCAAAGGCCGATGCCGTTGGCGCTCGTGCGCGAAAGCTCCGGGAAGGGTTTGAGACCCAGTGGGCGGAGCTCCACGACCTTTTTCTTAAATTCAATGACATACCAGCACTTCCGATGTACATTCCGGAGGTTTGGGGGGGGTTGGGAATCCCCAGTCGGTTATGTGGGGCGGATTCGATTGATTTATTCTCGATCCGCGAACCGGCTATGCCGTTGTTGGAGAAGTTGTTTCTTAATCAAATTCTTAACGGTGAGTCCCCTCTACGTCTCAAAGTGGAGGGTGAGGTGTCCCCTTTTTATGGACACGCGCGCCAGCATCTGATTAATCTTTTCGGTGCTGTTAACGCTGACTTTCGTTTTGAACTCGGGGACCTTCAGTGGGGCTCTATTGGTGAGCCATTTGAAGTGCAGAGATCGAATCGTTTGGATATCGAGTCCCTGTGGCGGTTTTGGAAGATGATTCTTCTCCGCCATCTCGAGGATGGTGATTTGGATAATGACCCCCTGGATTGGGCGACTGTGAATCGCGGTCCGGGGAGATTAATTCCTGGTGTTTGGATCACGAACGCGGAAGTTCGCCATAAGGTTAAATATGGCCCGCACGGTGCTTTCTTCGCCGATCGACCAATTGTTGATCGTAACGATGTTTTTGTGCCGTCTGAACCGCCTTTACTCTCCACAGCGCTTTGGCGACTGGAGAGGGACTCATTGATGTCCCTGGTAGTTCAGGATCGTTAAGTAATTCTTAATAGCGGACCTCCCCGCTTTAACAAAGGTTGGTGTCCTTGACCCTTGACCATTCCCCGGTGGCTTGATAACCCGCCCGGAGTGGCATTGATGCTCGGATTTCGATTGCCCCAATGCATAGGTTTTGTCGTTACGGATGTACCCCTGGATGCTTACAGCTACCCAGAATCATCCTTAACACCACATGAGTGTGGTGAGTTCGGCCTTTGAGTTTAGTGGTGTACACGAAGATTGGAACGTCGCTTGGCGAGTGTCCA